GCCGGAGCAGAGCGAGCCGGAGCAGAGCGAGCCGGAGCAGAGCGAGCCGGAGCAGAGCGAGCCGACACCGGAAGAAATCGCAGAAGCGGAAGCAGCCGCAAAACGTAGCGAGGCAGCGAAAAAGGCCGCAGCTACTAGAGCCGCCAAGAAGGCAGCAGCGGAAGCGGAAGCGGCAGCAGCCGACATTTCAGAATTCGAATAACTAATATAAAGGACATGATATACGGAAAAAGAATATATCTAGCGGTCCGAAAAGCAATAAACCTCCTTCCGAGACAGTCGGAGGGGGTTGTTAGCTATGACGCGGATAACTTATACCCGCAAAGGATAGCTAATCTTATCGACGCTAGTAAGACCGCTACGGCGTGCGTGGCGAAAGCCATGGAGAATATTGTCTGCGAAGGGTTCGCCGTTGAGGCGTTCGCGCGTATGACAAACGACCACGGGCAGGATATGAACGACATATTAGAGTTTATTGGCGAGGATATCCCCAAGTACAGAGGATTTGCGATGATTGTACAATACGGTGGTGACTTCAAGCCGAAAGCGGTGTATCCGGTTCCGTTCGGTTATGTCCGTGCAGTACTCAACAAAAACTATAAGGATAATAGCCGCGTTGACAAGTGGCTGGTATTCGATAATTGGGATCGTTCCACACTTAAGGACACCAACAGCAAGAAGGGCACCATATACCCCACGTTCAACCCGGATAATTTCGCGGCGGAATGTGAGGAATACGGAGGTATCGAGAACCACCCGGGACAACTGTATTACAGCAACTTGTCTAACCGTGTACCTTATCCTATTAGCCCGTTCCACGCGGTACAGCCGGAAATGGCGGCGGAACGAGGGAATGCGCTGTACGTTGAGAATGTATTATCCAGAGGGTTCCACGCGTGTAGCATTGTGACGCATGGAGATTTTGAATCAGACCGCGAACAAGACGAATTCCGGGAAGCGATTACAAATATGATGGGCGTAGAGGGTACCGGGGCCGTACTGACGGTAAGAGACACCGCCGTAGGGATAACAGACAAGCCCTTTATACGAGTTGAACAGGTAGGCACACCTATCGATGCGGACCTGTACGAGAAGTACAGCGAACCATTACGGAAAGATATCGCGATAGCCTGCTACACCATTCCAATCCCGTTAATTGACTCGTCGCTAATCAATTTTGCGAACGCGTCCGGCGAAGTTGTCAAGGAGATGCAAAAAGTATACAGGCGTTCGCTTTCCCGCGTTAGAGAACGAATATCGCGCGACCTGGCATATATTTTTGACGTTGATACTGCAACGACTAATATTAATAACAACCTGGAAGGCGCCGCGGTGGATACAGCAGCTACCGACCCGGGTGAACAAACTATATAAGTATGGCTTATCCTATTGCAAGATTAAGAACATTGTTTTCCCTGGCGGCTGATGTGAAGGACGCCGACTTGGAAAAGGCATTTTATGAGGCCGACCGGCTAGATGTCAAGCCTCAACTATGCATGACATACGAGGCTACCCCGGCAGAATACAAGCCGGATAATGACGAGTATACGGGACTTGACACCGTTATATGCTATTATGCTTTCGCGCGCTACGTGCAGACGAGCGAGCAGAACAGCACAGCGAGCGGGGTTAAGATACAGAACTATCTGGGTAGCTATGTACTTCCGGACGTTAACAAGGCGAAAAGATTCGAGGCGGAACGGGGGAAGGCGGACCAATTTATAGAGCCGCTTTTGGCAAGGTTGCAGAAAGACGGTCTATTGGAGGGTGCACGTGATTGTAACCGAGTACAGAGTAGAATATGTTTAATAAGGTAATAATGGACGGAGTACTAGACGCGGCGCGAATATCGGCATTTGCCTTTATCATGTCAGTAACCAACGACGTTACGACATTTTTTGTACTCATTGTACTTTTCGGAACGCTAAATTTCCTTGTGGGCCTTGTGGCGGACCTCAGAGCGGGAAAACCTTACTCACACCGGAAAGCCTTCCATGCATTTTTTGAGTATGCGATAGCCGCGATAGTGATAACATTCACAGCGGCGGCGGCGAGGCTGATACAGCCGGGAGGGGACTATACATATATATTACGGTTATTGACAACGCTGTTTGCGCTCGTGTATGCGAAGAACATTATCCGTAATTTCAAACTGATACAGCCGGATAACGAGTTTATAATGGTGCTTGATATGCTGATTAACACTAGGTACGTAGAATTTATTAAAAAATTAAAGAATGGAGTTTTTCACAATAAGGGAGCTGACAAGGTCGGCGACGGCGGAAGCCCGGAAGATAGACAACACACCGACGAAGGAAGCGGAATCGAATCTGACGGAGTTGATAAATAAAGTATTGGACCCATTACGGAAGGCGTACGGGAAGCCGATAACGGTAACTAGCGGTTATAGGTCGCCGAGGCTGAACGCCTCTGTGGGGGGCGTAAAAACGTCCCAGCACCAAAAAGGGCAGGCCGCAGACATAACCGCGGGAAGCCCGGAAGAAAACAAGCGGTTGTTTGACCTGGCGCGGGAACTGAACCTACCATTTTGTCAACTCATTGACGAGAAGCGATACAAGTGGGTGCATATCTCATACGATAAGAATAACATTAAAAAACAAGTATTACACTTATGAGCAAATTAAACCAAGCATTAATATTAGCCGTCTCATTGGCGGCTATATTGTTATTCTTCTCCGCGCGAAAGGTACGGCAGCAGAAGAAAGAAATGGCCCGCCTGGACAGCAATATAGAGGCTATCAATACCGAGGCGCGGCAGTACAGGACAACCGCGGGAGACTATGCCGAGCAGGCGCGCAGATTGTCCCTAGAGAAGTCCGAACTAGAGTTATTCAATGCAGACCTTAATAATAAGGTACGCGAGCTAGGAATAAAGAACAAGGAATTACAGGGCGTAACGCGGACCGAGACGATTACGAAGATAGACACGGTAGTTAAGACCGTTATAGACTCTTCCGGCGTGCGGCGAACCGCTGATTACAATGACGGTTGGAACGTTATCAACGTGGAGAGCCTTCCGGATAGCACCAAGATAGCCATACATAGTACCGATACATTAGATGTGGTTACTCATGCGAAGCAAAAGAAATTCTTGTTTTTTAGAATCGGACGGCCTAAACTGTACACAACCGTATCTAACAAAAATCCGCGTTCCGATGTGAAAGTACGGTTTTCAGCCACTTTCGACTAAAAATGTTTACAATAAAAATCATCTGTTAAGCTCATTTATAACGGTTAAGTCGTTGATAATCAGACTACAAACTTTTTGCAGCATTGATTAAGGATTTTTTACTGTGACTCCCAACTCGCTGATTTACTTATAGTTAGTACTAATGTAATAGATATAATAGATATATTCTATAGAGATAATAATGGTACCTTTATACTTTATATACTAGTACCTTTTTATATATACTATATAGGAAACATCAGTTTAATCTGTTATTCTGTGACGTTTTGGCCTAATTCGCTGTGTCATAGCACATTAAGTGTACATCTATCCCTGCGACGTTTGTTTTCGCGTGTGACGCCCCACCCCGAAACGTTAAGTGTAGTTAAATTCACGAAGTTTTCTCTCAAAATGTTTTGTAGTTCAAAAATAAGCCGTATCTTTGTAGTGTCGATAAGGAAATGAGAACCCCGCCAATCGTAACCAAAAGGGGCCAGAAGGGAAATATGGACGGTATCCCAATTCATTTGAAAATCCGGTGCGGTATCCGCTTAATTGAAGCTATAAAGCCGGAATCCTTTTCGCAAAAGAACTGTAAGCCATACTAAACTTTATCGCACTATTCCGGAAGGGCCGGAGAATCGGGCTAATAATTACTAGATATGGGATATTTAAAAATCTACCGATTAGAGAAGTTTTTCTATGATACGGTAAAAAAGCGAATCTTTGAATGTATTAATTTGAAAGAGATAAACGAGCTATACGGCCGCCCTGGCGCGGTTACCATAGCGGAGGTATTCTCGAAGGAACTAAAGGAAGAAGAAGGCGGAAAAAAGTTTGAATATAATATCCGCGGCTTTATCATTCCGAACGCCGACAAGTACCTAACCGTTTATGAGCAAGCGCGCCAAAAGGCCTTTAGCGACTATCTTTTTTCAAGAAAAGGAGAATTTAGAACTAAAAAAAGAGAATGGAGACCAAAGAAGAAAACAAATTGCTGACTGTAGCACAGGCGGCGCAGCTATCAGGCTACACCGAAAACGCTATCCGTTATCAGCTGCAAATCGGAAATCTGACAAGGTTTGAAAATGCAGCAGGGAAAATACGTATATCACGTAACGAAGTATTAGATAAACTTTTAAAATTTGAAGAAAAATGAGAATTAATTTTGAACTGAACACCGAGAACGAGAACCCGAGTATGTTACAGGCAACCGCCGCGTATCTCAACAACCTTGCAAACATCAATGCAGGGACCGCAACAGAACCCGCACACGGGATTTTGGAACCTGAGTTAATAGAGTATTCGCCCAAAGGGAAAGAGCCTGTTACAGAGCCGCAAAATGACTTCAAAAAGGAAAGTATTGCCGAATCAATTGCAGCCGTCAAGGAACAACTATCGGCCGAGAAGGAAGAACCTAAAAAACCCGCCGGACGTAGAACGAAAGCCGCGCCGGAAGTAAAGACAGAACCGGAACAACCTAAGGAACCGGAACAACCTAAGGAACCGGAACAACCTAAGGAACCGGAACAACCTAAGGAACCGGAACAACCTAAGGAACCGGAACAACCTAAGGAACCGGAACAACCTAAGGAACGAATGACTATGGAAGAGTTGAAAGCCAAAGCCATGAAAGCGCTAAATAAGGAACCGGAACAAGCTAAGGAACCGGAACAACCTAAGGAACCGGAACAAGCTAAGGAACCGGAACAACCTAAGGAAACAGTAACGTACACTATGGACGATGTAAGAGTCGTAGCCATGAGAGCGCTAAACAAATACGGTAGAGAGGTTGTCAAAGCCGCGTTCGATCGTGTTGGGGCGACGTCTTTCCCGGCCCTGACGCCCGATAAATTTGCCGACTTTATCAAGTGCATTGAGGAGGCAGGACAACCTAAGGAGCCCGTAAAGGAACCCGTAAAGGAGCCCGTAAAGGAGCCCGTAAAAAAGCCGGAACAACCTAAAGAAACGGAACAACCTAGGGAAACGGAGCAACCTAAGGAGGCGGTAACATACACTATGGAAGAAGTAAAAGCCGAAGTCGTGAGAGTGCTGGACAAGGGCCGTAGGGACGTTGTCAAGGGCGCGTTCCTAAATGTTGGGGCGACAAACTTCACGAACCTGACGCCCGAGATGTTTGCCGACTTTATGAAGTACATTGAGGTAAACCTATGATGACGCAAAACCATAAAGATAGGGACCACGCTTTACTATCCCCCAGTTCTTCGGGCCGTTGGATGAATTGCCCACCCTCAGCCCGGCTATCGGAAACAGTGGAAAACGGAACGAGCGTGTATGCTGAAGAAGGCACCCTATTCCACGAGATTTGTGAGTACTGCCTGGCCCAATGGAATGCGGGTGTATGGGAACCGGACCCGTTCGGTGAGGAATTGCCGACACTTAAAGACGATCACCTGATGCATCCGCTATTCAAACCAGAAATGTTCAAGCACGCCCGCAATTACTGCGATTTCGTGATGAATGAAAACTACAACCTTGAGAAGTCTGACGGAGCGTGTGCCATGCTGCTAGAGGAGCGGGTAGATATTTCCGAATACGCCCCGGACTGTTTCGGCACTGTGGACTGTCAGTTAGTCGGACGCGATATATTGGAAATTATCGACTTGAAGTACGGCGAAGGTGTTAAGGTGAAGGCGGAAAACAATACTCAAATGATGTTGTACGCACTCGGAGCACTTAAGAAAAAGCCCTCAATAACGAAGGTTAAAATGGTCATTGCACAAGTACGGTTACACCATTTCGATACATGGGAAATCTCCGTTAACGACTTGACACAGTGGGCTAATAAGGTGCTAAAGCCAGCAGCTAAGAGGGCTTTCGCGGGGGAAGGCGAGCAAAAGGTAGGCGATTGGTGCGGCTTTTGCCCTGTAAAGGCACAATGCCGGAAACAGTACGAAAATGTCATGCAGGACTTCGAACGGTACGAATACCCGGAACTACTGACACAGGAGGAAATAACCGACCTTATCGGTAAGATAGACCGCTATAAGAGCTGGCTGGAAAGCGTTAACAAGTACGTGTACGATGAGGCGCTAAGGGGCCACAAGTGGAACGGGTACAAGCTGGTAGCGGGAAGGTCTAGCAGGGTGATAACGGATGAGGAACCGATACGGCAAGACCTGTTACGGGAATACCTGGAAGATGAGGTATTTAACATCAAGTTGAAAGGTATCGGAGACCTGGAAAAACTAGTAGGAAAGAAAGTGTTTTCCGCCAAGTACGGACAGTATGTACAGTCCAAAACGGGCAAACCTAAGTTAGTTCCGGATAGCGCGCCGGGGGACGAGATTAACGCCCTAAGCGATTTCGACATCGAAAGCTAACAAATATTAAAATAAGTAAAACGATTGTGAGATATAAAAATAAAACCATATCTTTGAGTCGAATTAAAAAACCAATTAAAATTTAAAAATTATGAGTAAGAGTAAGAAATTGATTCTAAAAAATGTGAGATTTTCCTATGTAAAGGTATTCGAGGCCGCGCCTATCATGGACGGGAATACCAACTATTACAGTGTATCAATACTTATCCCGAAAACCGACACATTGCAGGTTAACGAGATTAAGAGAGCACTCAAGGAACTCGCGGATGAATTTTTGGCAAGCAACCCGAAATTCAAGGGAAACCTTCCGGAAGATTGGAGAAACCCGCTAACGGACGGCGATAAGAAAGGCGACGAAGGGTATGAAGGTATGTTTGTACTTAACGCCAAGAGACAGGAGAAGAACGGGAAACCGATTGTTATCGACAAGCATAAACAGCCGATAACGGTTAAAGAAGATATGTATTCGGGTTCATGGGGAACCGCATCACTAGGTTTGTTTACGTACTTTAAATCCGCCAATAGTTGCGGGGTCGGCGTTGGGCTCAACGGGATACAAAAAGTTGTAGACGACAACCGATTAGACGGAGGTGCAAGCGTTAACGACTTCGACGATGAAGGAGGAAGTGATAACGGATTGAGTGATTTCGAATAACATTTTTACAGAGTTTATTAAATAATTTTTTATTAACCGATTTTATTTTATAACAAATGTGCGAGGTCCGCCCGAGTAGAAGCGGGTGGGCCTTATTTTTTAACCCCTAAAAATAGAAAAATGATTAACCCAATTTACATAGACTTTGAAACGTTTTCGGGCGATGATATTAAGGCGGGCGGCGCGTATAGATATACGATGTCGTTTGACTTTGAAATTCTCCTGGTCGGTTACGCGGTTGGGGATAGTGATGTAGTTATAGTTGATGTTGCAGAAGACAAAAATGGGTGGCAGAAATTCATATCCCTAATGGAGGACACCCAATACACAATAGTATCGCACAATGCGCAGTTCGAAAGATTGTGCCTGAAGGCATACGGCATTGATATTCCCGCAGATAGATTTTTATGCACCGCATCCCTGGCGCTATATGCAGGGTTTCCGGAATCGCTTAAAATGCTGTCGGCAGCGCTTAACCTCAAAGAAGGGAAGAAGGGCACCGGGCTGGCGCTGATAAAGTTTTTCAGCATTCCCCAGCGGAGCAAAAAGGACGGTGTGTACCGTAACTACATGAAGGACCACCCGGAGAAGGCCGAGGAATTTAAGGACTATCTCCGTTATGACGTACTTTCCGAGCGCGAAGCGTACCACAGATTAGAGTACTGTATGTTTCCGGAATCAGAGCGCGAAGTCTACGCCCTAGACCAATACATTAACGACACCGGGATAAAGGTGGATACAGTACTAGCCACGAATGCCGAAAACCTCAACAACGATTTTTGCGAGGGCCTGAAAAACCATATTAAGGACCTGTATAACATCTCATCTTTGAAGTCAACCAAGCAATTGCAAGAATTTTGCTTTGCCCGTTCCGGTATAACGTTTGACTCTTTCCGGAAAGAAGATATCGACGGTATTATAGCAGCGTGCAACGACAGCCAGGTAACCGAGGTGCTAGAGGCCCGCAAAATCATCAATAAGACGAGCAACGCAAAATATACCGCTATGCTTAATTGTGTATGTCCGGACGGGCGCGTACATGGATTGTACCGTTACTACGGAGCAGGCCGCACAGGCCGATTTGCTGGCCGCCTGGTGCAAATGCAGAACTTACCGCGTAACTATATCCATGAGTTGGACTCGTGCCGTGAAGACGCTAAAAATGTTGATTTAGCTACGTTTGAATTGTTTTGGGGCGACGCCCCCGGGATGCTTTCGCAACTTATCCGTACCGCATTTATAGCGGACGAAGGAAAGATATTCGTAGTTGCGGATTATAGCGCAATCGAGGCGCGCGTATTGGCGGGCCTGGCCCGTGAAGAATGGCGTCTGGACGCGTTCCGGAACGGAAAAGATATATACGTAGTATCCGCTAGCCGTACATTCAGCCTGCCCGAGGAGCAGTGCGGGAAAGGGACCCATTACAGGCAGCAAGGAAAGGTAACGGAGTTAGCTCTAGGGTACGGTGGTTGGGTCGGCGCTATGGAAACAATGGACTACGAAAAATCAATAGACTCGGCCCGGTACAAGGATATCATATTACGCTGGCGGGACGCGTCGCCGCGTATCGTGGAATTTTGGGAGGTTCTTGAAAGTAAGGCCAAGCTATGCATACGCAACAAGGCCCGTGTAGATGTAATACAGTACGGCGTATGGGTGTGCCGTTTCGAATGGTTCGAGGAAAACAATTCGCTCGCTATCCTGCTGCCTTCCGGTCGTCGCCTGTTTTACCCGGAATGCAGAATAAAGACCAAAAGTATCAATGGCCGTGAACGTAGCGTTATTACGTACATGGGCACCGATTTAACGGGCAAATGGTCGGAACTCGATACCTACGGGGGAAAGCTAACCGAGAACCTGACACAGGCAGTGAGCCGTGATATACTAGTGTACGGTATGCAGACTATCCGCGACAGATATCCCGGGGTTGATATAGTGGGGCATATCCACGATGAGACAGTTAACGAGGTGCCTGTAGACGATTTTGGGGAGCCCGTGGTAACGCTCAGGGAGATTTGCCAGACTATGGCGAGTACGCCCGCGTGGGCCGAACCGTTCGGCATTCCGTTGAACGCGGAAGGATTTATAAGTAATTACTATAAAAAGGATTAGATATGGATAAGTATACTTTGTCAGTGGCGGGGAGTTCCGCCTCAATGAAATGGGCGACCGTCAGATACACATGGGAGGGGTTTTTGGAAAGACTCGGTAAAGAGGTGCGCAGCCCGGAATCTATGCGCGAGTTCGACCGCCTGGATCGCACAACACGCGCCAATCTGAAGGACGTCGGCGGATATATGGCAGGAGAACTTTCCGGCGCCAGAAGGCTTAAGAGTGCGGTGTTATCCCGGTCTATGATAACATTAGACGTTGATTACGCGGATGAACTTTTCCCGGCTGAATTCGGGGCAAGGTTCCCGGGCGTAGCCGCGGTAATATATAACACACGTTCGGACCGTGAGGCCGCCAGACGGTTCCGCCTTATCGTGCCGTTCGCCGATGAAGTGCAAGACCCTGTGCAGTACGAAGCCGCGTCGCGTAAAGTGGCCGAGTTGATAGGCGTGGACTTGTTCGACCCGACAACCTTCCAGGCGGAACGGATGATGTATTGGCAATCTCTTTCCGCCGACCAGCCTAAAACGTTCTACGTGATAGAGGGAGAACCGATTAGCGCCGATTACCTTCTGTCGCTGTACGGCAATGGCGAGGAATGGCGGGATATCAATAATTGGGCGTTCAAGTCCGACACGGAGAAAGAGACCCGCGCGATTGTGAATAAGGCAATGGCGCAGAACCCCCGCGAAAAGTCCGGCCTGGTGGGCGCGTTCTGCCGGGCATACACCGTGCAGGAAGCCATAGAAAAGTATCTATCGGACGTGTACGAGGTTTACCAGGGAAACGACAGATACACATATAAAGCGGGTAATAGTGTGGGTGGTATGATAGTGTTTGACGATTTGTACTGCTTCTCGTACCACGCCACTGACCCGATATCAGACGGGCACGCCTATAACGCCTACGACCTTGTACGTGTGCACAAGTTCGGGCACCTGGGTAAAGAGGACAGCACGAAGGCGATGAACAAGCTAGTTTGTGAAGATAAGGACTGTGTTAAGGACTTGATTACGCCGGATGCCGATTTAAACGACTTCGAAGATTACGGGGATGACACCAAGTCAGACAGCGCCGAGGACATTACTGAATTGGTTTGGGACCTGGACGGAAAGGGGAACAAGCAGGTAACCGTTAACAACTTCGTCAACGCGTTTAAATCGGACCCGTTATTAAATGGACTGCTGGCCTATGACCTGTTAAAGGAAACCATTGTATTTACCCGGCCTTCCTTTACTCGTAAGGGGACCAAAAAAGGCGACCTTATCACCGACACGGACGTATCGATTATAAAGGGGCGTATAGAGCGGTTGCACGGCATTTACAACGACGCGAAGATGAATGACGCTATCGAACAAGTGAGCAGTGATAACGCGTTCCACCCGATAAAAAACTACCTGGAGTCTCTTACATGGGACGGTGTAGAACGTATTGATACGTTTTTAATCGAATACATGGGAGCCGAGGATAACGCATACACCCGGGAGGCATTCCGCAAAATGCTTTTGGCAGCCGTTACGCGCATTTACAAGCCCGGCACCAAGTTTGATACCGCCCTGGTGTTTTACTCCGAGCAGGGGGTCGGAAAGTCCACGTTAATACAGCGCCTTTCCAAGGGTTGGTTTAACGACTCGTTAACGAATCTATCCGGCAAAGAGTCGTACGAGGCCATACAATTTGCCTGGCTCGTGGAGCTAGCCGAGTTATCAGCGTTGAGGCGTTCCGATGTCGAGGCGGTGAAAAACTTTATATCCAAGCGCGAAGATACGTACAGGGGGGCATACGCTAGACGCGTCAAGACTCACCAAAGGCAATGTGTATTTTTTGGCTCCACGAATGATGACGAATTTTTGAAGGACACCACGGGCAACCGCCGATTTTTCCCGGTAACCGTTAGTCGAACTAAGAATACACATATCATTTTCGAACCGCGATTCGACGCTATTGTAGACCAACTATGGGCGGAGGCCGTGAACGCCTATATGTTCGGCGAGGCCCTCACATTGTCCGATGAGGCCGAAATGATAGCAGGCGGAACGAGGGATGAATTTACGGAGAGCACACCGCTGCAAGGACTGATAGAGGAATACCTGGATAGATTGTTCCCGGCTGACTATGAAGATAGATTTCTGCCTCAACGCCTGGACTTTCTTAACGGTGATTTGGGCGAGGTCGGGACGGTGCGCAAGGATACGTGCAGCCTTATCGAGGTGTGGACCGAGGCGTTAGGCCAAAAGAAAGAAGACTACACGTCCGCGAGGGGCCGGGAGCTTGCCAAAGTATTGGGATCTCTAAAGGGGTGGAAGCGCGGTAAACAGGCCCGGCTAAAACTTTATGGTTCGCAGATAATTTATAGGCGAGTGGGCACGGATATCCCGAAAGAATAACTATCTTTGCAAAGAGAGAATCAAATACTACTCAATTTCATTTCAATCAACTACTAATTTAAGGGGTTTACAGTTCAGAGGGGAGACGTTGCGAAACGTTTCCCTTTCTTTATTTGTGTTAAATCTACAAAGTTTTCTCTCAAAAAGTTTTGTAGTTCAAAAAGTATCCGTATCTTTGTAGTGTCAATAAGAAATTAATAACCCTTTAAAATTAAAAGATATGGCAACTAAAGTAATAGACGAAAAGAAGAAATTTAGCTACGTGGTAACATTCGATTTGTTCAGACAAACCAACGTTAAGATATCAGTAGGTAATAAGATATACGAATTCGTGAACGTAGTCAACGACTATAACACCGCTAACGGGTGTAACACTATCGCGGTTCTGTACGACCTTAAGAGCCTTAAGTATGTAGCCGTCAATATACAGGACGAGAAGATTAACAGCAAAGAATGTGTAATAATCAAGTAATCATTAACCAGGGCGGGGCGACCCGCCTATAAAAATTAATAACCCTTTAAAATTAAAGAATCATGAAAATTAAAGTAACATTTAGCTTCCAGGAAGGAAAAGACACAACGGTAGTAATGGAGGTTCGACAAGAATCTATCGCAGAACTGTTAAAAGAACATTGTTTCTCGGATATAGATGATAAGGCGTCCGACAAAACCGGGGGTCGTACACGATACGGATATATAGCTAAAATTGAAGACCTGGACATATAATACCATACGTATATGAAAATTAAAGTAACATTTCGCCCCCTGGGAGGAAAAGACACCACGGTAACAATGGAGATTTCACAGGGGGCTATTGCAGACATAGCAAAAAGCGGTTGTATCACGGATATCGTTAATGAGGCGCTCGCCAAATCGGGGGTCCGTGCACGATACGGATCCGCGAGAAAAATAAAAAAATAGAATATCAGGATCATTAATACCATACGAATATGAAAAAGAAGATGCTTACATTTTTAACGTACCTGTTTTGGGCAGTCGCTTTCGTGACGTTTATATTAATATTTTGCGAACCAACAACTAATATATAAAGATTATGTTTGAGATTTTAAAAGTAACCGTTATATTTGAGGGCGGTAGAGTAGTCAAGTACCGGGGGGAAGAACTAACCGCGGTTATCGGTTCCCGCGAAGTCAATGACATAGAGACGGCCCGAAAATTTGCCGGGTTACGTATAATGGACCAGCAGGGCCCGCAGTCAGCACCTATTAAAAGGGTGGTACTAGCGTACAGGGAGAAGGAGTAAAGTACTAATAAATTAATAATAAGATTATGAGTAACAAGAAGAAGTTAAGAGGACCAAGGGACGGCGCCACCCGTATAACGCCGGACAAGAGTACGGGAGAGTTTTGCGGGCTGTACAAGCTGCAAATGTATACTAAGGATACACTATCGTGGAGCGATTTGGAGGGGTGCACCGGTCTGACATGGACGGAAGCAACAACAGCCCGAAAGCATTATGTAGCACTACGCCGAGCGTGCAAGATAGCTAACAATACCGTTATACGGATAGTAAGACCGGGAAGCAATGAAGGCGAACGAGACGAGTGAGAAGGTTTTTGAACGTACATTTTCCAAGTACGTCAATGACAAGGGGGGGATAGCAGTAAAACTGTTATCCCAATTTGTTAACGGGCTGCCCGACCGTATGTACCTGTTGCCCGGCGGGCGCGCGCTATTCGTAGAGTTCAAGAGTACCGGAAAGAGACCGACCAGGATACAGGAGCACATTATAGGGCGTATCCGGAAACTAGGGTTTACCGTGTTGGTAGTGGATAGCCCGGAGACATGGAAAGAAGCGGTTTCAGAGGTTGATAAGTTACTATACGTTAATAACGAATGAAACGGTATAACGAATGTTAATGTTTTGACTAAAAGTTTTGCAGTCCGGAAAGTATCCGTATCTTTGAAGTGTCAAAAGGAAATAAACCAATTAAAAATTAAATGATATGAAAACTAAGATTGAAGCAATAGAAAAGAACTTATCAAAAGTAGCAGGTGTAGAAATAGACCTAACTTTCGCACGTACCAATATGGTTACATTAGCATGGGACGGTGAAGATATAGAAGTGTTCAACCGCTTACAAGAGTATTTTAACGGGATTCTATTCGATTATGAATATGATGAAGAGTGTGAAATGTCAGTTTGTTGTTTGAACATATAAGCAAATAAAAGTTAATAAAGCGATAACGGTGAACCTTTTCAAAGCATCCGTTGTTTATACAGTAATAACCCTTTAAAATTAAAAGATATGGAAACTAAAACTTATAATTGGAGTGTATTATTCGGAATAACGAACCCCGTCATGGAAACATGGTACGACTATACAGAAGTCGCAGCAAGAAGAAAAGCCGAAAGACGTGCTAAGAAGTGGAATTGTGAAGTACGAATTTTCAAAGAATTATCTATATAATAGCCCCTAAAACATTTAAAGTAAACCAATCAAATAACATTTAAAAATTAGAATCATGAAAGAGAAAATTTTGATTATCGGCAGACCCGGAACGGGTAAAACCAATTTAGGAAACACGCTATCCAAGTTAATGAATTATGATTTAGTGGATGAAGTTCCTTCTGCGCAGTGGCTATTCGTAAATGCCGAACCAAGAACGGTATACGTGTCAAACAGCATAACGAGGGCAGAAGCCACCCTGTATCTAAGGAATTTCACAGTAATCACAGTAGTAAATCTTTAAAAAATTAGAATCATGAAAAAGTTAATTAGTATTTTAGTAGTAGTTTTGTTTGCAGTTAGTGCAATGGCACAGGTAACAAGTAATACCGGGAGATTGGAAACGATTAAGTCGTTCCGCCTGGGAGTTTGTAAACTAGTCAAGGCAGATATGGAGGGCGTGATAACATATCAGATAACCGCCCTAAGCGCTAATGTTTCATCGTATACACTGACTATCCCCCTGGGGGATGCAAAGGCCGCTGTGGCCCTCTTAACGTCCCTGGCGGAATATAAACCGACCAAGGGTGAGGTAGTCAATCTTAATAACGAGGACGGTAATACGGCTACCTATTCAAAGTTTAATGGCGCCTGGGAGATATACGGACGCGGGCGTGTTATGTACATATCAGTGGGCCGAAAGGAATTATCAACAATGGCTAAAGTAATAGGAGGCGAATAATATGGAGACCACAGAAAGAAACTATAACGAGTTATACAGTAACGGCGATACATATCTAAAGGTTTTCGTACATGCGGGACTGCATAACATATTTGCAGCGACCAACGAAAAGACAGGGGAGCGGAAACGGTTCAACTCCCTTAAGGACCTGGAGGCTTATCTATACAATAAAGGGTATCACCTTATTATGACGGACCGTGCTACGATATTCGCCCGTAACATTATGGAAGGCCAATCACCTCTAAGCATTATAGACCTATCCACACGGAGGGACGGAACGCCGAAAGAGATTTGTTTCCCACGCGAAAACAGAACGTACACCGGGTGGATAATAGGCAAGAACCTATGTGATAAGCAGGAGGTAATCGTTAGATGCAATTGCCCCGGCTCTTATACGAACGCTACCGGACATAAGACCGTAACGGTACCCGTAGAGAATATTATGCTATTGTCGGATTATTAATTTACTAGAGACATGGAAGAATTTAATAAGAAACTTAAAGTAGACCGCGTGAATCAGTTCGGGCACCTGGTTAAGGCTATGGCATACGGGACACCGACCGAGGGATACGCAATCGGGGACGCTATTGAGGCCCTTCCGGATAACCTGCAACAATACCTGTTGTCAGAGGTACCCGACCGGATAATACGCAAAGAGCACACTCGTAGAGGCCTCAATAACCTAGATGCTACCGCGTTGATTGCAGGGGTGGACGAATTACGGGAAACGTACACGGACGAGGTATTCAAGGCCAACCCGGCTAGAGAGTTGTGCAACCTGTTAGGCATCAGGTCAGCCTTTCCCGATATACTAGATGTAATAGATGAAGTACTGAAATTATTTCCGGAACGGTTCACACGGAAAGACCTTGCAAACGAGTTGTACATGGACGAGATAGGAATGAGATAATAACAATTAAAAATTTATTGACATGGATAATAAAGCTAGTAATTATGTGTGTGTAGGCACAACCTTTGAAAAAGACGGTACAACCTACGTAGTAAGAGAGGCGAACACTAACACCTGTAAGGGGTGTGCATTTTACAGTATCAACGCAGAAGGCGTGCCCGAATGCAAGGGGCTTGACTTCCAATGTGACGAAGACTACCGAAAAGACGAGAAGAACGTAGTGTTCCAAACAATCAACAAGGGGGAATAATGCTGGACCGTACACAGCTACACAAGTACCAGATAACGGCCGTCAACCATATAGAGGACAACCCGTGCGCCGCGCTGTTTCTCGACATGGGACTAGGGAAAACCGTGTCCACGTTAACGGCCGTGTCTGACTTGATAGAACGGTTTGAAGTAACTAAGGTATTGGTAGTAGCCCCCAAGAGAGTAGCGGAAATGACATGGCTAGACGAGGTTAACGCCTGGAGCCACCTAAGCCACCTACGTGTATCAGTCATAAAGGGCGCCGCCAAACAAAGAGAAGCGGCAGCCAGGGCGGAAGCGGATGTGTACACGGTTAGCCGGGATAATCTTGTTTGGCTCTTACAAATGTGGGGCGGGCAAAAGGTTCCCTATGATATGCTGGTATTGGACGAGCTAAGCAGTTTCAAGAACCACAGCGCGAAAAGATTCAAGGCGGCAAAGGTTATCCGCCGCAGTTGTTACCGTGTCGTGGGTCTGACCGGAACGCCCGCACCAAACGGACTTATCGACCTGTGGGCGCAAATGTACCTTGTTGACGGCGGACAGAGACTAGGTAAGACGATAACCGATTACCGCGCTAACTACTTCCGACCGGGACGGCAGAACGCCGGGATAATCTACGAGTACAAACCGCTGGCCGATACTGAGGAGGTGATAGGGGAAAAGATATCCGACATCACGCTGTCAATGAAAGCGCTTGATTTCCTGGACATGCCGGAAGTTACATACATCAACAATTACGTTGAACTATCCGAGAAGGTGAAGAAGGCGTACGACAAGTTCGAGGAGGAGCAACTTCTAACGCTGCTTGACGCTACCGGGGGAGACTCCAAAGAAATCACGGCGCTAAACGCCGCGGCCCTTACAAACAAGCTGCTGCAATACGCGGGGGGCGCGGTCTATGATGAAGTGCGGGACGTGTACAACGTGCACGATGAAAAGTTGGAGACCCTGGTAGAAATGGTTGAGGCGGCGAACGGCTCGCCCGTGTTGGTGGCCTACGGGTTCAAACACGAGGAAGCCCGGATAATGAAGGCTTTGCAGCCGTTCGGTGCGCGTAGGCTAAACACCGTGGATGATGTAAGGGAGTGGAACGAGGGAAAGATACCCGTATTAGTCACACACCCAGCGAGCGCAGGCCATGGGCTTAACATGCAGAAGGGCGGCAACCGTATAATATGGTACAGCGCTACATGGAGCCTTGAATTATATCAGCAGTTCAACGCGCGGTTGTGGAGGCAGGGACAGAAGAATAACGTGTTTGTCCACCACCTGATAAGCAAGGGAACCGTGGACGAGCGGGTTATACAGGTGCTAAGCGGAAAGGCGACCGCACAGGACGGGTTAATGAACATAGTTAAGGAACTGATTAATAAGTATAAGAGATGAATGTATTAAGTTTATTCGACGGGATGAGTTGCGGACAGATAGCGTTGACCGGACTCGGGTGTTTCCCGGATAAGTACTACGCTTCCGAGGTGGACAAGTTCGCTATACAGCAGACTACACATGTATTTCCTGATACTATCCAACTAGGGGACGTTACGAAGGTGGACGTATCGAAATTGGATAAGATAGATTTGCTTATAGGCGGAAGCCCGTGCCAGTCATTTTCGTTTGCCGGAAAGAAGATAGGTATGGTAACGACCGATAAGGTATATATAACCGACTTGCAAACCTACCTCGACCTCAAGGAAATGGGTTTTGAGTTTGAAGGGCAATCGTATCTCTTTTGGGAATATATGCGCATATTGGCAGACATACGGAAGTATAACCCCGACGTTAAGTTCCTGCTAGAGAACGTTAAGATGTCAAAGAAGTGGGAAGCCGTGTTAACCAAGGCTATCGGAGTGCAGCCCGTGATGATTAACAGCAACCTTGTATCGGCGCAGAACCGGAAAAGATTGTACTGGACTAACATAGCCGAGATACCCCAACCGGAAGATGAAGGTATATTAATCCGCGATATATTGGAGGACGAAGTAGATGAAAAGTATTACATATCGGATAGGGCCCTGGAAGGTATGACTAATCACGCCCGGGTTAACGCCGAGAAGGGAAACGGTTTCGGCGCACGAATAGTCTCGCCGGAAGGGAAGGCGAATACAATTTTGCGGAATTGTCACAAAGACGGGCGTGGTAATTTAATAGTAGATAGCCGTGGAAGACCCGATTGCCTGGCAACGGTGCAAAAGGGCAACCTATTACAGTTTCGCGGAATGCTGAGGCGGTTAACACCTACCGAGTGCGCGCGTTTGCAGACCGTACCGGAATGGTACGAGTGGATAGTATCCGACACACAGATATACCGGATGTGCGGTAACGGGTGGACGGTAAAGGTTATCGAACATATATTGGGACACTTATTTAAAAACTAAATTATGAACGAAAAGTACGGTTTAACAAAATTTACCGCGGGCGATACCCGGGAGCACAACGGCATAACCTACAGGGCGGTATACCAAGAGCATGGAGAATTATGCAAGGGGTGCGCGTTCCATAAGAGAGGCGAACCTTGCAAAAGCCCCGGGGGGTGGTTGTGTATAGAGATAGGGGAAACGGTAAATAAAGACTTAATTTTTAAAACAGTAGAATAATGGAAAAGCAAAATTTCACATCAGAGTATCAAGTAGGAGATACAGTAGTATTGGGAGACGGCGAAAAGTTCGTCTACGAGGGTTCACAGTTTGACGGAAAGTATAGATGTAACGTACACCTGTACGAACCGGTGTGCGGAGCTTCTAAGCAATTCGAGCCTGTTGGCGATGATATGGTACAGCGGTTATTAATACCGTCCAACTTCGTAGCCTTCTCGTACCAGGTGCCCGTACCGGAAGAAAGCATTAATGCGCCGGAAGTGACGGAGCGTAAACGGTCGTTCACTTCTAAAATGTTCGGGTGGTTCCTTGAGTCTAACCGCTGGAAACATTTCTTGTACGCTATCCCGGCGGGCGCTATAAACTTCTGGCTGGCTATCGGGTTGGCGCTAGGCATGGAATTCAAGGACGCGCTGCAAGGCGGTAGATTCGATTGGGTCGACGCTACGTGCACGGCCGTGGGCGGCTTCGTAGGGGCGGCGCTATCCTGGTGGCTATTGGGCAATTACGTATTGCATTATATAATCAATCTAATCTTTTAAATTATAACATTATGGCATATATGGAACATTTATTCAGAGAGCAGGAAATGAGGGAGCAGGAGAAAGCGACCGGACGACCCGCATTTACGGAGCGGTTTAAGACCGCATTGTACAGAGCAGAACAAGCGCAATACAATATGCGCAAGAAAATCGATAAGGCGGAAGCCGAGGAAACTGTGATATACTGGGGACTATCACCGGACGGCAGTAAGTCCGGGGGCTTTACGATATGCCGGAAGAATGCGCCGGATGTACAGCTTACATTGACGCGCACCGAGATGTACGTGTTATTGGGAAAAATAAGGGAGGCGCTGAAACCATGATACGGAAGTTTTTAAAATGGATGAGAAGCCCGGAAGATTTGCCCGGGCTGGTCCTGAGAATGTTTACAGCGATTTTACTAACCGCGGCCCTAGAGCTTATTTTTGTGGGGCTGGCTATTCTAACATTATTAAATTTATAACTATGGGACAAAGACAAATGGAATGCAGAAAGAAACCGCTGGAATTCGTAGTCGAAGACCTGGCGACAATACTCAATGTAAATGAGTTCTTCCTATTCAAGTTCTTCAAGTCGAACGGCATATATTACCGGAAAGCGAAAGGCTTCCCTCACTACCTGGTTAAGGCAATGGCGGTATGCGAGGCGCTGCCGCAAATCATATACGAGATTGCAACAGTCCGTGATGACCGTAACACACGCACCGAGCCGAACCGGATACCGACCATTGAAACAATGCTGCTGAAGAACCCGGAACGCGAACGCCTGGATAAGTTCAATACGGAGGACATCCCGCGGATGTGGTGCCCGGGAACGGGAAAGATAAAGTATAGAATGCGGGTAGAGTCAAACCGGATTTACCGCCTTAACTATTATAAAGACGGGGCGGTATCCCTGGATGAATGGGTGTGGCAACTTCGTAAGTGGGAAAAACGGGAACCCTGCCGGACGTCGGGGTATCGTAACGGAATTTTACTCGAATGGGCGGGTAAATATGGGTTCATCCCGCGAGATGTTAACGGAAAAGTAGTGGAATAACTTAGAAAACTTTTCTCTCAAAAAAACTTTGCGATTGTGGTTTTACTGCGAAACAAAGATTTTGAGAGAAAAGTTTTTCGATATAAAAGTTTTTTTGGGGGAAAAGTTTTTTGAGAGAAAATGTATAAGGTGACGCCCCGGGAAAAGTTTTTTGAGAGAATGCCCGAAAAAGGCCCCTTTACTAACGTTTTGACCAAGGGTTCGACTAAAAATATTTACAATAAAAATCCTCTGTTACGCCCATTTATAACGCCTAAGTCGTTGATAATCAGACTACAAACTTTTTGCAGAATAGATTAAGGATTTTTTACCATGACTCCTAATTCGCTGATTTACTTATAGTTAGTACTAATGTAATAGATGTAATAGATATATTCTATAGAGATAATATTTATACCTTTATACCCTTTATACTAATACCTTTTTATATATACTATATAGGAAACATCAATTTAATCTGTTACTCTATGACGTTTGGCGTTAACTCGCTGTATCATAGAGCGTTAGGGGAAATAGACAGAATTTTCTATCGGTGCAGCCAAAACTTAGTAGCCTGATAATCAGATAATTAAGCCCAACGGACGGTAATTATAGGCATTTAGCCCTATTTTGAGACGGGAAAGCCGTATATTTGTTGTCAATAAATGAGAAGCAATTTTAATGTATGAAAAATTCAAAAGAAGATAAGAACGAGAAGGCGACCGCTCCGTTGGTGGAACGCGGGCCGGACGGAGTGGCAATAAACGTGGTTTCGCAGGCGCGACTCGAGAAATCCCGCACGCGCCTAGACCCGGCCGACGAAAACGGTTGCAACAGCGTGTTCCAGATATGCCGCCGCCGGTGGGGTAAGGTTCCTATATGGCAAGAACCGGAGGACCTCCTTGCCGCGTTTAATATGTACCAGGATTGGATAGATAGACACCCTATTATAGCGGTTGACGTCGTTAAGTCCGGTAACATGGCGGGCACGCTCCTGAATATTCCCCGGAAGCGCCTTATGACTGAAACGGACTTTTGCGCGTTCCTTGGCGCGGCACCTAACTATTTGGCGGACCGTCGCCGGATATACGAGGACAACTATAAGGAGTTCGGACTAGAGGCGTCGAGGGCGTTCGCCGAGGCAATCGACAATATCCGGCAAATGATATTCCAGGATATGGACGCCGGCGCGGCCGCGCAGGTATTCGACCCGAATTACATTCGCGCATTGAGAGGGCACAAAACCGCACTCGATTACACCACAGGAGGCAAAGAGATTAAGGGAGGCCTCACAATACAGGTTTCAGACCCTAGGACGGTCTCAAGGGTGCAAAAGCTAAAGGAGTTCAAGAAAGAGCACAAAGGCTCGGAAAACGAAGGAAAAGGGGGTTAAATGAAGTGTACATATGTATTCGATAAAATGATAGAGCCGCTAATGAATCCCGGCATTCGCGGAATAGCAAGTAAGGGCGGTACGCGTTCCTCGAAGACGTGGAGCACCTTACAACTGCTTTACCTGATAGCGCGGGAAAGTCCCGAGCCGTTAATGATTAGTTGCGTTACAGACACACTGCCGGCGGTCAAGCGAGGCATGCTCCGTGACTTCACTAACATGCTGATAGACGAAGGCGTATGGGAGGACAGCGCGTTCAACAAGTCCGATATGATATACACCGTCAAGGAAGGCGTTTATATCGAGTTTTTCGGGTGCGACAGTGCGGCCAAGGTCCACGGTCCGGCGCGCGATATATTGTTCATCAACGAGGCGCAAAGGATACCCAGGGAGATTTTCCGCCAATTGGATGTACGTACCCGCCTTAAGGTGATTATCGACTTTAACCCGGTCCGCCGCTTTTGGGGTGAGACCGATTTCACAGGGGCCAAGTACGTTACTATCCACTCGACTTACAAGGACAACCCGTTCTTGACGGAGCAACAAATTGAGGCTATCGAACGGAACGCGAAGGACCCTAATTGGTGGCGCGTATACGGAGAAGGACAAACGGGCGGGCTTGAGGGCCTGGTATATCCCGAAATTGAGGTTATCGAGACGTTGCCGGACTTCTTATCGGGTGAGGATACAAAACGCTGTGTAGGGCTTGATTTCGGCTTTCAGAACGACCCTACCGCAATTGTCGATATCTACATGAGAGGTTGGGACCTGTACATAGACGAAGTGTGCTACCGAACCAAGATGCTTAACCGCACGATAGCGGACACGCTAAAGGACTACGGGCTGCAAAACATCTATACCGTATGCGACAGCGCCGAGCAGAAAAGTATCGTGGAGATACGGCAGCACGGCTGCAAGACAATTCCATGTGTCAAAGGCAAAGGTTCTGTCAAGGCGGGCGTTCAGCAGGTGCGGCAGTTCAAGTTGCACGTGACGAAGCGTAGCGCGGATATCCTGGATGAGGCGGATAACTATTCCTACGTCAAGGACGAGATGACCGACACGTTCACGAACGAGCCGATAGATAACTTTAACCACGCATGGGACGCTATCCGTTACGGCGTTGATTTCCTTATCCGGAAGTACAGACCTAAAGCCGCCGCACAATGATACAGATATACGAGCGTGTGCAGGTTACCGAGGACGGAAGGACCGGAACGGTATTGGAGTCCGATGTATTGGGTGTCGTGGTACAGTACGACGGGACCGATGAACAAGAGTGGTTATTTTACGAACAAGTGGAACAACTAGAATTCGATGAATATGAATAAGATTAGATTTAAAGGGCTTGAGGATATCGTATTGATGTCGTGCCCGAATACCGTGAAGGGCCGCATGAAACGTGCGCTAATGCGCATCTACTATGCACTTTGTCGGTATAATAACGCCAAACAATTGGAATTTATATGTAACTTGCACCCGTGTTACGAAGGTCGGCTGACTTCCGAGCAAAGTAAGTTATTGGAGAAGGTCTCGGAGTACGTACAGGCCGACCGGTTCGTAACCAAAAACCGCCGCGTGGTGTACGCGCTGCCGGGCATTGAGCAGGTAACGCTATGGCAATTGATAGAGACGCGAAGGGCCGAGACGGCAACGGAGAAGGTTACGAAGTGGTGCACGCCCGTAGAGGACCGGCCCGCCGAGTATTCGCCGGATAACATCTATCACCTGCTGGCTACAATGAAGTACATCAAGGAGCAGATAGAAGCGGCGGATGCGCTTGAAAAACGGTTGTTCCCACAGGGCGCAGGAGGCCCGGACACAGAGGCGGACGAACTGAAGGAGGCGAAGAACATATTGACTTTGGTACAGGCTACGGCCGAGGCGTTCAACTGCTCGTTTGCAGAAGCCAAAAAAGTTAATTACCTGGACGCTATTTTAGCACTGGCGAAAAGGCATGAAGATATTGAAAAGGAAAAGGCGGAGATAAAGAAACATTTTAACAAATGATTTATGATTAAAAAGTATGAGATAATTAATGACGGGGGCAAAAAGCGTATCAAGGCTTTACGCTCCTTTCACGTACAAGGGCGCTACGTCAATATAGGGGACGTGGGCGGCATTGTGTATGACGAGAACACACTGTCACAGGAGGGTAACTGCTGGATATTCAGCGGTAACCTGAACTATCAGTCTATCCGTGTATCGGGCGATAGCATTGTAGACACGAACGGATACGAGGCCGATGTAACCGACCCGAGACCATTCGTTAGCATTACAGGGGCTTCCGCACTTATCGGGGCGCATGACTTTGTGACGGGTAAGGCTTCTGCTACAAAGACATTGACCCCCTCTGATATGGAAGTAGGCGGCACAAGTGCCATAGTAGGCAAGACATACGAGGAAAGCAAGGAAGCGGACCCGACGGCACTACGGGTGAAAGCTACTTTATACCGCGGAGGAACGAAAGCGACAGTTAAGATAACTAGCCCGGACTACCAGATTAAAGTACTCAGCTACGATGTTAACGGGCTGTTGTTTTCCGTGTCCCCGAATTGGGTAACAGGAGGTCCGGATATCGCCGTGACTACCGAAGATTGTTACTATTACGCGGTTCTCGTGAAAAAGACAGCAGGGGGCAATATTGCGGTAGCCGACATTACAACCGCCGCGGTGGTAGTATCGGAGCCCGTGACGGAAAGCGCGCTAAGCCTCAACGACAGCCGCATAGAGTTTCAGTACACTAGCGCAATGACGGTTGCAACTAAGGTTAACCTAGCAAACACGACTTTGGTAGGCGTTTATAAATCAGTCATTGACACGAGCAATGTTATTATCAGTAAGACGGGCAACGGCGCATTCAAGGCTAACATATTCGCGGAAGTGATTAAGTGTAACGTAGAATGGCGGTTGGTTTCTGCTAATAGCCTGCTTATTGGTAATTTTTACAACATTGGAAGGCTAGTAAATGACGGTTCGTACTCATTCGCAGCGTCGAACGCGGCGAAAAACAAAATCAGTGTCCGCGATTGCTATACATTCGTACAGTCGGAAACAGTACTACCGACATCAGCCCTTGGTGCGGCACCTGCTAACATGCCGTTCATCTTTACCCGATGCAATGTACCGGGCGGAAGATTCTACCACAACGCCAAAGTGAAGAATACATATACAGATATCGACTTTGCGAGGGCTAGCGTAGACCCGAGGAAAACTATATCCGGAACGGCTTACGAGTTAGCCAGCTCCGAGGTTGAAGGTATGTACCGAATGTACGACACAGTAAACAATGCATACGGGTGCCTGGTTGAGGCCTACGATAGTGTAGCGGGACTTACTTCTATGGGTTCGGCATCCTACAATACCACAATCTACAGGGACGCGTATTTCAACGGTAAATTTGAGTTTGCCGGAACCAATGTATTCGGTAACAAGGTACCGGGGCACCCTAGAGCGGTGGAACTAAAGGCGAAGCCTAGAGTAATGCAGGGTACGCTGAACACCGTAGTCGTTGGGGAAACCGTTACAGGAGTTGCGCCCTCGGATACCCGCGTAGTTACGCCAATAAGATACCGTATCAATTCCGGAAAGGGTATTTCAGTAAAGAACATGCCCGCAGGAATAAAGGCGCAAATCGTGGTCGTGACTGAACATAACGTTATCGAAGGCGCTAGCAGCGTTGTATCGGCAAATACGGATTTCACCACGTATGCCGCGTATACCTACGCGTTCGTTATCTTCAGTAAGACCGGAGACGCGGCGATTACGCCGGACGAACTGGGCGATACGACCATAACGGTGTACAACGGTTGTAAGATCGTGAACACAGGCGCAACAGCGTTAAGCATGAAGGGAAATATCCGCGTAGAGGATAACGCTACACTCGTCAACGCTAGCGTTACCGGAACGGGCTATTTTGGTGATAATTCCGTAATTTACTATAATCCCACTGTTTGGGCATCACTGGACTTAACCGGCACGGTTCACATGAAGGGCAACGCGGTATTCGCGCCAACAGCAATAACCGGGGCGTGTGCGCTTATTCACATGGAGGGCAACGCAAAGTTTATCGGATCGGTTACTAGACCTAGTACAGAACTTTCGTTCATCATGGGGAACAACGCTATTATTGAGGGGATCTCTAATACACGTTCGGGTGTGGTTATGTCGGGAAACTCCAAAGTTACGGCAACCGGGCAAATAGCGGCAGGTTGCCGCGGGGTGCTGGTTATGAAGGATAACGCTAGTATCGAGGCGGTCACAACCGTTATCGGGGCTATTACACTAGCGGGTAATTACAAGGGTAACGTAATAAAAACGTGGATAGGCAAACGGACCATTACAGATGTAAACGAGCCGGAATACGATAATAATGTAAAATCAAAATATGACCTTTAAAGGGATATTAGACAATGTAGCAACATGGGCGGGCCGACACGGCCTACCCGTGTTTTTCGGTGATGAGTACACACGCAACGTACTGGCCAATACGATAACAGGCGATTTCGTCTTTGTCGATATGCCCGGGGGCGTGCAGACCTATTCCGACTTGGCGCCCGAGCCGTTCGGAATTAACGTACTTATCCAGGTGCTAGGGACGTCCCACTACCTACGTGACGATACGGCGGAAATAGAGGTCCTAGATAGGACTTTCACCGTTATTACAGACATTGCCAGGCAGGCGGGCTGTAACTACGTTAACGGGGCTGCAAATGTGGTTAAGAGACAGAATATATACGATAGTCCCAAATCGGGGTGGGAGATAACTCTTAATATATCCGAGTAATGGCAGCGAATCCGATAACACAGATAGAAGTCCTATTAACTAAGTTAAGGGATGATATCGAGCAGTCGTACATACAGAAGGGCCTGGTTGCTTCCGGTAATTTCGGTCGCGAACTGAAACTTACTGTAAGGGGCAACAACGCGAAGATAACCGCACCGCGCTATGTCGGTGCAATGGAAGGCGGACGGGTGCCCGGAAGGCGGCCGCCGTTATCCGTTATCAAACGGTGGATTGAGGACAAGAACCGCCAAGGGGCTAACATACCGATTGAAGCGGCGTATCCTATCGCCAAGATGATAGGCGAAGAGGGCATAAAGGTCCCCAACGACCACAACCCGGGCGGCGTGGTGTCGGATGTACTTAACCCTGCAAGGGTGCTGGCGCTCCAAAAAGATATCATCACTATAATACGATATGCGATTATTGACACTTTAAACATCAAGTAATTATGAGAATAGAAATACCCGTTGCGGGCGTGGAATTGCAGGGCATAACGAATCAGAGTGTAGTTTACACTAAGCAGTTACCCGTATGGCCTACCCGCCCTATGATGATTAAGATATACCCGGACAAGATTTCCGGCGTAGGGCAAGACATAACCGTCGCAGTGAACCGCCAGGGCACCGCGGCATATACATTTGAACTGCCGTATGAGGAGGTGATAGACTTTGATATGTCTTTTGTCTGCCCCCTGCTGACGCGCGCGGACCGTCAAAAGTCCACCGAGATATTTGCGGCTTCCAGTATAGCGTTCTATGGCCGTACGAGTGCGGGCATTCATCTTATTGATTTGGGCGTATTCCATTGTGACCTGACCTACTGGCACACGATACCGGGCAACCAGGCATCATTACCCGAGCCGCCTAAAATAAAGATGCCCGGACAAGAGGTAGACATATACTACCCCTTTGCGACGGCGCCTGGCGTAACGTTCCCGGTAGTGGCCGAACGCGCCGATGACGCGCCCGCAGCGGCTATTATGCCGACAGTGTACGAACTCGGAAAGACGATAGATGTGCGGTACCTCAAGAAATTGACTATAAAAGGCGTATGGGGTACGGGCCTAGACCACGTTATAGAGTATGAGAACCGCAATTGGAACCGCGCCAATGAGGACGACGCGTTATTGTGCGCGCTCCGTGTCCGGTGGAACATGCAGAACGGCGAATGGTTTTGGGACGCGTTCAAGAACTTCTTTTGGTCGAACAACTTCACGTATCTGCGCGGCCTGGGCGGTGCCACGGAGCAGGCAGATGTTACGGTTAACATGGAGTACGGCCCGGACAAGTACGCGGTATACCAGCAGTTGATGACATCATCGCAGATTCTTATGGAACTGAATATACCAGGCATAAACCAAGACCGGTACAAAGTATTCCGCGCGGAAGTGGCCAGCGATTCCGGCGCACGGTGGTCAGGCAACACGCGCACGTACAGACAGCAGGTGAGATTCCGTACAATGGAGTTGCAAGATAACTACATTTCGCCCGTACTGCCGGACTCACCCGCGGCTATTTCGTAGCGGCACGGGCTACGGAAATTAGGTTCCAAAGACCGGGGCTAACGGATATAATTATAAGAATCGAACAATCAGGTTAATATGGATATAGTACAATTAAGGATTAATGGAAATTACGTTGAGGGCCTCACGAGGTCCTCCGTAAAACTCACGGTGAACAATATATCACCCGTCACAATGACAGGTGACAGTGTGGCATTCTCGGCTACTATCAAGGTGCCGAGAAGCGCCAACAATGACTGCATATTCAAGAACCTACAACAGGGGTTCCACGAGTGTGTATTTTACGACTGTAAATTATTCGTTCACAGCCTTCCATTTCAATACATGGGGTATGACGTGGAGTTCTATGCCAAAGTAACGTACAACGGCGGAAATTACAACATATCACTAGTCGAGAATACGGAGAGGTGGAGCGACGAGGAGATAAGATTGCAACACCCTCTTGTACAAGTGGAACAGATGTTTGCGGGGTGGCTGAACGCTACTAGGGTTGTCAACCTGGAAAAGGTTATCAACGACCATGTCACATGGAAGGAAGGCACGTTCCCGAAGTTGACACCGAAGAATAACGAGGGTGCCTCTATTCCTGAACCGATAGACGCGGCCCTGTTAAAGCCTACTATTATGATTTTCCGTTCGTCTATCGTGTGGGATAATGATGTAGCGTCCGGTAACATGACACTAGTTCCCAATGAATATACGAAGGGCCGCGGGGGGTATATCTATCCTAGTATCGCACAGGTTGTCATATCCGACACGATGAAAGCACTATACGCCACATTGTTCGGCCTGGCCCCAAACGGACAAAACCCAGGGTTCAATCTCCGTTCCGGGGTAGGGCGGGATATCCGTATGATAGTGGAGTACACGGGCGCTACAATTCCCAACCCGCTACCGGAACTGCATATAGTGGGGGAAAGTACTAACCTAACCGGAGGTAAATTGTACCCGCGTTCAAGACTGACCGACCGTATTTGGCTGTACGGGTCGTCACTTAATGACGTGGTTTTCGTTACGCCGACAAAAGACAAGTATATGATAGTGAAGGGTCTTATAGGTGGTAGCAAGGTATCGTGTTTCAAATTCCCGGACGGATATGCACCGGAAGAACTCATTGATTTGGGCGACGGCGCCGCGGAAGTATTAAGCGCGTACAGGCCCGCATCCGGGACGGTGGTAACGGGTACAGGCTTCCCCTACTCGGACGTTCGGAAATTGGTTGATGACTTGTGTACGGCGTTCCATTGGCGTAAACAGTGGCGCAACAATACATTGAGCATTGAACCAATCATCAATATCAATATACGGGACAAGACGGGGAACAGGCACCAATTCCTAGAGGATTGGAGCAGTAAGTTTATTAGCGTGGACACTATCGAGACGCCCGATGAATTCGCGGACCAACTCGTTACGCAAGTGGGGGACGTTAAGTACAGCTACTCGATAGGCCCCGGAACGCTCACGCCCGTAAAGGACGCGTATAAGTCCGGACTTCCGTTCGCATATAACTTTATGGCGTTTCCAAAAGTGGCGTTAACGTCTAAGTTTACGACGGGGGGAACAGCTACGTATGTGACTGCACTAGAGGACATTTATCGCTCTTACATAAAGAGACACTTTAAGCTATTTGCGCCTAGAATGCTGATTAAAATCAAGGCCCGACTAGATTATAACGACGTTATTAACCTCAAGTTGGACCGCGCGTATTACTTTTCGCAGTTGGGCGGGTGGTTTTACCTCAAATCTTTGGGTGAATATGACGTAACTAAAGGCGATTGCAAGCTATCTTTGTACAAATTAGACTTAATGAGCTAACTATATGGCAGACCAAGTAACATTATTAGACTTAAATTTCGGAACGTCAGAGGCTGAAAAGGGCCTCGACGCTCTGATAGCGAAAAGTATAGCGCTTGCAAAGACCAAAAAAGATTTACAAGCGGCTTATACTACGGAAAAATCAGCGCTTGACGCGTTGAACCAAAATTATGCGGACGGACTTGTATCACAAGACAAGTACGAAGCATCTGTACGGAAGTTAAACAAGGAGATGATAGAGACGAAAAAAGCCTTGTTAGACAATGCGAACGCGCAGAAGGAGAATAACGCCGAAATCAAGAGCACAAAAACCTTGCTTGATAGCGAGACCACGAGCGTTAACGCGCTCCGTGCACAGTTGGCGCAGAATACCACGGAACTTAACAAGATGTCCGAGGCGCAGCGCAACACCAGCAAGGAAGGCGTAGAACTCACCGAGCAGACTAAAGCCCTATCCGACAAATTGAAAGAGCTAGAGAAGTCCGTAGGCGATAACCGCCGGAACGTGGGTAACTATGCGGAAAGTGTCAAGGACGGGATCCTGCAAACACAGGGGCTATCCGGCGGAACGGGCGCACTTGTCGGCGCGATGAAAAGCGGTATATCGGGCGTGCAGGCGTTTAACGCCGCATTGAAGGCGAACCCTATATTATTTATCGTGACGGTCGTGTTAACTCTTATCGGAGCTATCGAGAAGATGATAAAGAGGAACAGCGAACTGGCAACGAGCCTAAAGGCGGCTTTTGCGCCCTTCCAAACGATTCTAGGGCGGTTGTTGGACTACATTACGGAAATGTTCACGGCGCTTGCAAAGGCCTTTGAGTGGCTAGCCGAAAAAATAACCTGGCTACTCAACAAGATAGGGCTTATATCAGACGCTACACTAGAGGCGGCAAAATCTGCCAGCGCCCTGGAGAAGGAGATACAGCGCATTTATAAGGCGGAAACCGATATGCTTGTACCAATGGCCCGCATGAAACGCGAAATGGAGGAATTAAAGACCTTGGCGGCAGACCAAAACAAGTCCGCGGAGGAACGCCGGAAACTGCTAGAGCAGGCTACCGAGAAACTCCACGCTATCAGGGACATGGAAGTATCGATACTTGACGCGAAGTACAAGCAGATAAAGGCGCAAAACGAACTCGGATACACATCAGACGAGGACGCCCGGAAGGAACAGGAAGCCCTGGCAACACTTGAGCAGGCCCGCGCCAAATACGCCACGCAGGAGAAAGAAATATACGGGCAGTTAACCGGATATGAGAAGGCGGACGCAGCCGCGAAGCAGGCCAATATAAAGGCAGCACTAGACGCGCGGCGCAAAGCGGCGGAAGACGCGGAAAAGGCGGAAGTAGAAGCGGCACAGAGGGCGGCAGACGCCCGGACGAAAGCGCAACAAGCCGTGTTAAAGCAATACGCTGATGCAGTCGAGGCGATGCGATTGCAAATTGCCGAGAACGAGCTAAAGAACGGCGCCGCCACACTCGAGGAGCAACAGCGGGTTATCAATGCGCAAATAGAGGCCGAGAAGTACAAGAGGGAACAGAATCTTATCGGAGAACAAGAATACCTCAATAACGTCAAGGCGCTACAACTCGAGTTCGCCGCGGCAGCGAAGGCGGAAACAGACGCCCGCGCACAGGCCGAAACGGACCGCCAGGCAATGGAGGCCGAGAACCAAAGACTATTAGAGGATACTAAGTTGGGCAATTCCCTGGAAGCCGAGTTAACGCGCCTGGACGCGCAGAGGGATATGGAGGTAGCAGCCGCCGAAGCTATAGGAGCCGAGACGGACAGCATATACGAGCGCTACGAGCTAATCAAGGCACAGCGGGAAAAGGCCGCAGCGAACGCGAAGATAGCCCTGGCGGGCGATGTAGCCGGGCAACTCTCAACGCTGTTAGGCGAGGAATCCGCAGCGGGTAAAGCCGCCGCAGTGGTGCAAGCCACGATAAACACGTACCTAGGCGCTTCGAAGGCATTGGCACAAGGCGGTATATTAGGCGTAGCGCAGGCCGCAATCGTGATAGCTGCCGGGATGAAACAAGTGATGAGTATCACGAAAACGAAAGAACCGGATACTAAGGTACGCAAACCGGCTGCGAAGTACGCGAAGGGCGGGCAGATTCACGGCCCTAGCCATTCCGCCGGGGGTGTAACGTTCGTAGGCTCCAATGGACAACGGTTTGAGGCCGAAGGAGGCGAGAACATGTACATACTTAACCGGAAGGCTTCCGGAGCGATAAACGCGCTATCAGCGCTTAATATGGAGTATGGCGGGCGCTCATTTGGCAATTCCGGCGTGTACCGTTACGCAAATGGTGGCAAGATATCGGTAGGGTCCAACGGTACCGTAAAAATGCCGTCTAATTTTGCCTTGTCTGATGACAGTCTGTACAAGCTAGCCGCTATAATGTACGATTCAGTCGCACGCGTTCCGGCGCCACAGGTCGCAGTAACGGACATAAACGAGGAGACCGAGCGCACGCAGAGCGTGCAGGTGGCAGCGGGCATTTAATTGATAGGCAAAAAACCCCTTAAATGTAGTTTAATATCATAACTTTGTCACGTAATTAATATAATTATATGAAAACATTCGAAAAATTACGAATAATCGAAGCGGGCGAAACAAAAAACGTTATCGAGGAGAACGGGAAAGACTATAAATTAGTTATTTCCGCCGAAAGCTTCCCTTCCCTTGTAGCGCTTGGAAACGAACGACCGATTCACGCACGCCGGACACATAACGGTACAGATTTGTTGGACGGGTATATAGGCTACTTCAAGAACTTCACGAGCGATGACACGGCGGTATACGCCGACCTTGTTATGTCGGAAGCCTTGGAAACCGCGTACCCCTCTGAATTCGCATTCATGGTTAACATGATTGAGAAGGAACCGGAGTTGTTAGGTGTATCTGTCAACCAAATGGACGTTAAAAAGTTCGATGATGAGACGGGAACGGCAACAGTTACGGAGGTGACTGCATTTTTTAGCGCTGATTTGGTGGGGCTTCCCGCCGCGACTAGTTCACTTTTTAGCAATAACTTTAAAAATTCAAAAACGATGAGCAAATTTTCATTCAAAGGTTTGGTGTCTATGCTTTCAAAAACGAAGCTAGCCACGGAAACGTTCACCACATCAGACGGCACCGAGATTACGGTATCTTCTGCTAGTGACGAGGTGCAGGTAGGCGATGCCGTTACATTGGCGGACGGGAACCCGGCGCCGGACGGGGACTACCAAATTACCACGCCGGACGGGGATATTATCCTGGTCGTTGAGGGCGGCGTAATTGCAGGGGTTAAGGATATCGAAGTAGAAGAGCCGGAAGAACTCGCGGAAGATACCGAAAAGCCCGAGGACAAAGAGAACAAAGAGGAGAAGAAAACACCGACACCGGAAGAACTGTCAGCAGTCCAGGCAGAAGTAACCGCGTTGAAGGTGGAAATTTCCGCACTGAAAACACAGTTAAGCCGCAAGTCCGGAACTCCGAAACCCGCAAAGACCGAGGTTACGACCGAGGAAAACAAGGGAGAAACAAAATTAAGCCGTGAAGCCGTTCAAAAGGCATTCTTGGAGAACCGCAAAAAATGGCGCTAAATAATTAATTAACAACTAAAAAAACTTGAAATTATGGCATTTACATTTAGTGATTTAAACAAACTGAACATTGACAGTTTATCCGAGGTTATCTCCTTGACGCTTGGTCTGGAAGGAGAACTTTCCACAGGCGTAACAGTGCTTGCCGGCATTGAGAAGGGAAAACCTATTCTTACATTCACAGCGACCGACAAGGCAGTAAGACGCTCAGCAGGTTGCGACAGCGAGTACAAGTACAGCGCGGTGCAGGACAAAGTTAAGTATTACGACCATGCGCAGATAGAGTTGCCTATTGTGGTATGTCTGCAAGACCTGTGGGGTAAAATGGTGGCGAAGGGTGTGCACCTTTCCGACAGTTTCGACCAGACACAGTTGGCCGCATTCATGCAGAGCGAGATTTTGAAAGTGTTGGAGGCCGATATGTTGCGTCTCGTATGGTTGGACGGCTTGAAAGCTTCCGATACCGCAGGCGAATACACAGTATTCAAAAACGGTGGTATTATCAAGCAGATGCAGGCCTCAACCGAGACTATCAAGGCATTGACACCCGCCGACCAGGATAGCGTATTGGACTGTCTGAAATGGTGTATCGACAACCAACGCCCGGACCAACTGAACGACTCCGAATTTTTCGTGTCTAGCAACGTTATGCGCGCGTACAAGAATATCGTGCAGTCGAAAGACAACCACCTGGCACAGGCTAACATGGAAGACGGAAAACCGGCGTACTACTTCGAAGGTTACAAAATCAACGAGTTACGCCACGTATCCAACAGTGCGAAAGGTGATGCATTAACCGTGCAATCATTCATTGCGTTCACTCCGAAAACAAACATTCAGTTGGCCTTGGAAGACTCTAGTCTGACTATCGCGCCATTTATCCAGGATGCGAAGGACCGCAAGTATTACAGTACTACTGTATTTGCTGCTGATGCTATGCTAGCCGTTCCACAGTACATGAAACTGTGTACAGCGGCAACAGTTTAACCAATTAAAAAACAACTATTTATGGCTTGTATAAAGAAATTAAACTATGCGATACAGTATAATTGCGAATTGGGCGCGGTTGGTTTAAAGGAGTTATATCTTATCAACTTCGCCGACATTACCGCTATGACTGTATCAACCGAGAATATGATAACAGCCATAACCTTAAAGACGGGAGCTAAGACAGTTCCCGTCGATGCGGTTAAAAACGGCGTTAAGGTGTTGGAGGCAATGAAGGCTACTGACGTGTCTAACGGAATAGACCAAACATTGACCATTACACTGTATGACAAGACCATTAAGGGTACGGTAATCGTTGACGCCCTGATGAACGGGCGGTTTATGGCGGCGGTATCGTATAAGGACCTCAATGCTAACCGGAATATGTTAGGCGCTCTTTGCGGTTTGGAAATTTCCGACATTCAGACAGACAGCAGCGCGAACGGGGGCTTTACCACTATCACGCTAAAGACGCCGGACGATGCGAAAGGGGAGAGACGGACACTAATAGGTTCGGAACCCTGGGTTACAATAGTTAACGCTAAACTTACATAACTATGGGATGTATATCAAAATTAAATAAAGCTATTTTAGTGGACTGCGACGCGGGCGCCACGGGCATCGAAGAATTGTTGCTAATCAACTATTCAGAAATCGCGTCTAAAGTCCTATCCGCCGGACAAGCTACGTTAGCGCTCTCTGCCGGGGGCAAAGCTATCCTAGTGGAGTCTAATAAGAAGGGCGTTAACGCGTCTTCCGAGGCGCGCGTAAATGACAATGCGCCTGCCGCCCTTGCTGATTCCGTGACCTTTACGATTTACGGAAAGGATGAAAATAGCGCGGATATTGTGAACCGTATCTTAAATGGTCGGTTCGTGGCAGTCGCTAAGATGAAAGAGAAAAATATATACCGTGTGTATGGGCTAGTGTACGGGCTTAATATGTCCGCCTACGCAGAAGAAGCCAATGCAAACGGTGGGTTTACAACAATAACGTTATCAACGCCGGAAAACGTGATAGGTGAGCAGCGCGCACACTTCGACCCGACAACATATACAACGTTAAGAACAGGCGCTATTGTAGCGTAAAGGAGGTAATTATGGCATGTATTAAAAAGTTAGATCGGAACATTACATATGATTGCGCAAACGCGGCCGAACCTACCCCAATGCGCGGTGTAGAAGAACTTATATTAGTCAATTATGACGATATAAGTAATTATTCCGTAGATGCTACGGGGTTGGCGACTATAACGATGAAGAGGGGGACTAAGGGCTACGTGGTATCTAGCGTAGGGAACTCCGTGTCCACCACGATTGCCGCAAAAGTGAACGACATTATGGCACCCGCGCAGGAGCATTCGGTAGTTGTTAAATTGATTGACAACACGTGGACATTGGGCGCTAGCGAATTATCGAACCTACTTAACGCCTTGCAAATGGGGACGTTTGTGGCACTCACGAAAACAACTTTGGGTCACCACTTTGTATACGGGCTTATGTCCGGTTTAGAGTGCTCCGAAATCGTGGGGGACTCAGCAACGGACGGAATTGTATCCGTTACTTTGAAAACACCCGATGCGGCGGGGGGCGATCGGTTGGCGGCCCTTACACAGGGCGCGTATGACGGACTAAAGGTACAGAAAGCGTAACAATAAATTAAAATTTAATTACAAATGGAAAGATTACAAGATATTGGACAGATTTTAGCGCTGTGTGTGAGCATGACTAACTTAAAGTTAGAGGCCTCGTGCGGTTTTGACAGACAGTTCGCCGCACAATGGTATGAGAATGAGTACTTGACCGGGAAACACATTCGTTATGTGATGAAACCGGACTTGTCGATTACATCCTACGAGGACGGGAAGGTATACCGCGCATTTAATTGCAGCGATGCTAAGGCCACTGAACTAATGGAGGCGAACCCGGACTATAAAGATTACTTTATTGACCTGGACGCGCCGGAGCAGAGCGAGCCGGAGCAGAGCGAGCCGGAGCAGAGCGAGCCGGAGCAG